AGACTTATCCTCAGTTTGGTATCAAGTGGCTTGATGATAAGATTCGCTTGCGCCCTAGAAACTTCTCTATCATCAACGGTGCGAACGGCTCAGGTAAGACCTCGCTTGCTACGCAGTTGATTGACAACCTTAACAAGCAAAAGCTTTATCATATATTCTTCTCGGCAGACATGGCTGACACATCTTTACTGGAGAAGCTTGGTGCTCGTTACACTCAGTACGACCAGTTCCAGATTGAAGAAGCGTTTCAGCGAGTAACAAAGCCAAATGGCAACCCACGACAGCAAGATCAAGACATCGTCGCAGAGGTTATAAATAAGCTTAAGGCAGCGCTTCCATACACTATCTTTGACTTTAAATCTACCCTAATGTCCGACGAGATTCAGTCAACCATACAAGGCGTAGAGCAAGCTCAAAACATAAAGATCACCCTAGCTATCATCGACTATGCAGGTCGAGTTAGCTCAGAGTATGACAATGCTTACATGAATGCAACTCAAAATGCCCTTGATGCGAACACCATCGCAAAGAAGTGCGACTGTCATATCGTTTATATTTCTCAGATCTCAAGAGAGCAAGGCGATCATATTAAACCTCTTCGCACAAGCCGTGTATCACGAGACTCAGGTGCCTGGGAAGAAAACGCAACCATAGTTATCAACATCTGGAGGCCTTTAGGATTTGATCCAAACCTCGATCGTTATATTCATTTGTTCATCGGCAAGAACCGTGGTCCAGGTGTCAGTGACGAGCATGTCATGAGGTTTTCTGGTAAAGAAGGCTCTTTTAGAGAATTAACAGATGAAGAGTATATAGAATATAGAGATATCTGTAAACGCATCAACGCGGATGAAAATAGGCTTGTATCCCATAAGTTATATGTACCACATCGAGACGGTTTTGACCCTAGAACCCCAGAAGAAGTAAGGGAGCAAAACTCTTCGTTTGACAAACACAAGTTTATTAAGCATAATGAGGAGGATGATGAAAGCGACGAACAGTACGAGCGTCGAACCCGAGGCGAAGGATACAACGAAAAAGAATTACAGGCTGCTAAAAACCGCCGACAGTTTCGGAGAGATGCTTGATTATTTAAAATCGGTTGAATATGTCGCGTTTGACGTTGAGACCAGTGGCCGTGAAGAGCACAAGTGCCAGGTCATTGGCGTTGCCGTTACTGGACGTTTTGACGAAGGGTATTATGCTGCCTTTCGCTCATGGAACCCTGTTACTAAGCAACTTGATCGCCTGGTCACTGAAGAAGAAGAGCTTGCCTTTATCGAGCAGCTATGCGACACGTTAAAGCGAAAGAAGCTTATCCTACATAACGCCGTGTTCGATATTACCGTATTCCGCCATCGTTATAATATAAACTTGACTGATTCAGTATACTGTGACACACTGATGCTCAAACACACCTTGGATGAAGAGCGGCCATTTGGTTTAAAGGAGATTGCAACCCTGTATAAGAAAGAGATCGGTATCCCTGCTGGGGATATCGCTAATCAAGAACAGTTGACGCTGGCTGCTTCTGTAAAGAAGAATGGCGGTAAGTGGACTGAGGTTGAGAAGGAGATCTGGAAGGGTGACGTCGATGAGATTGGCTTTTACGCTTGCGCCGATGTGGACTTAACCCTTAAGATCTTTGATTATTTTGAACACCGCCTTTATAAAGAGAAGCTGGATGAATTTTTTTATGAACAAGAGGTTATGCCTCTTCTAAGAGAAGTTACTTGCCAGATGAAATATAATGGGATCTTCATCGATGTCGAGTACTTTAAAAAACTTGAAAAGGACCTCGAAAGTGATATACTAAGGTTGGAAAGCGAGATCTTTAGTGAGATCGAAGACGATGTCCGGCCTTTCGTTAGAAAGATCGTAGACAAAGAAATTCATACCACTAAGAATGGAAAGTTCGCAGTAGGGCTACTACAGCACTATTCAATACTACCGCCAGTATCTTCGAGAACGGGTAGAACCACTTTGGCTAAAAATGCGCTGAAGGCCTTAAGCGACGAATACCCTGGTCATCCTGCAATCCAGTGGCTCACTTACGAGCCTATCATGTGCTGCCCCCTTGAGCTAGACAAGGATGGCAAGTACTTACAAACAAAGCCGACTCGTGTATACGAGGGTGATCCAGACGAACCAGAACTGGACGAGGATGTTGTCTTTGAGGTTAAGTTAAAGCTTTACCGAGAAGCCAACCCTGATGATCGTTTTATTTTTAACCTAAATTCTAACGCTCACCTAGCGTGGCTTCTCTTTGATAAGTACGGATGCGAACCGGGCGAGCTTTCACGAACTTCCGGTAAACCAAAGGTTGATGCGGACAGTCTCGAAAAATACACCCATATTAAGTTTATTCCAAAGCTTCTTGAGAAGAAAAAACTTGAGAAGTTGCTGTCTACCTATGTCAAGCCTATCTTAGAGATGCACGATGATGGATGGTTGTATCCTTCTATGCTGCAGTTCGGTACGACTTCTGGTCGTTACTCTTGCGGTGGTGGATTGAACCTGCAGACCTTGCCTCGTGACGACAAGCGTATCAAGAGTGGGTTCGTAGCTCCCCCAGGATATAAGATCGTTAATGCTGACTTTGCGGCCCTTGAACCTCGCATCTTCTCTTGGGTATCTAAAGATCCAGGTCTGAAGCTTGTTTGGAAAAGGGGTTTAGATCTTTATTCTCAGATTGCTATTGATGTGTTTAACCTTGATAATGTTAGCGCAGATCCTAAAGCTAAGAATTTTTTGAAAGATGTCAACCCTGAGTATCGACAAAAAACAAAGGTGTTCACTTTAGCTGTTCCATACGGCGCAAACGCATGGCGAGTTGCTCAACTTATGGGGATAGACCCAGACGAAGCTCAAGAGATCATTGACAGTTACTTAGATAGTTATCCTGGACTTAAAAACTACATGGCCGAGCAAGAGCGTGCAGCTATGCGTTACGGCATGGTTAAAACTAAGTTTGGCCGTGTGCGTCACTTGCCTGGTGCCAAAGAGCTTTATAAGAAGTATGGCACTCGCATCTTAGATAAGCGCTACATGGTGTCTAGGTACAACCAAGAGTACGGCAGTGAGATGTACTACAAGTTCCGAAACTATCTTAATAACGCCAAGAATTTTCCAATACAATCTACTGCGGCCCACATTTGTAATGCTGCTTTAATTAAACTTTCAAAGTTATTCAAGAAAAACAATATCGACGGCTGGATTGCTCTCACTATTCACGATGAAATAACTTGCGTGGTAAGAGAGGATCAAGCAGAATTTGCGGCCCAACTTTTACAAGAGTCTATGGAAAAGAACTGGGTAACAGAACAAATTGATGTACCTATCCTTGCTGAACCGCAGATTGCGGACAATTTGGCCGAGGCTAAATAAGGAGATATATGAAACAGGCTAAAAAACAACAAGCTCGAAAGCCTAAACTGATCATCAAGGACTTTATCAAGTCCATGAATCAAATAGCAAAGGCTCTTAAGAAGGATGCTTCTGAGATTACTGTTGCGCAGTTTTGGGCAAATGATCCAAACGAGATTCCCGAATGGGAGCTTCGCCGCGTTGGTGGTTTCGCTAACCTTAAGAGCTTATACTTCCCAAAGACTAACGATAATTTGATAATCAAGTCTACTGCTGACCTTGTTAAGTCTCACCGAGATAAGATTGAAAAGCAGCTTGGCACTCGGGCGATGATGAATAAGGAGTTTGCTGAGTCCTTTCAAAAAGTTGTATCTCAGATAAATTTTAGTATTCATAAACCAGTGAAAAACCTACAGGTCTTAAAGAAGGCAGGAGCTAGAACTCTTGTGGCACATTTATCTGATACCCATTACGGAGCTAACATTGATCCGAAGGAGATGGGCTATATCAACAAGTATGACTGGACCATCGCTGCGCGACGCTCTGCTTTGTTTGCAGAACAGATCATGAACTACAAACCGCACTACCGAAAAGAAACAGACTTGGTACTCGTGATTAACGGCGACATCATCGCTGGTATGATCCATAACCAGGAGTTCTTTGTTGATCTTTTGACTACTCAGTTTGCAGGAACTCTCAACATCTTAACTCAGATGATCTCTTATCTTGCCACTGGATTTAGGTCTGTGAAGGTCGTGTTTCAGCCTGGAAATCATGGCCGATCTATGCACAAGTCCTCTACAGATCGCGGCACCACTCATAAGTGGGATTCATACGAAACTCAGATCTACATTGCCGTTCGAGAAGTCTGTCACGCAAAGCTTCCGAATGTACAGGTAGAAGTTCCTGTGACTCCGTTTGCTATCTTTGAGGCGCAAGGGCATAGCTTCTTCGTTACACATTCAGACACTGTTATCAATGTTGGTAATGTTGGCTCAGCTTTGAACATGAAATCTATCAATAACCAGATCAATAAGTTAAATGCGTCTAAGCTTGGCGGTAATAAGACCTTTGCTGGCGTACTTTTAGGGCATGTCCACACACCTACGCTTCAGCTTATGGAGTCTGGTTGTATGCTGATCGTAAACGGCTGTCTGTCTGGCCTTGATCCTTATGCGATGGCTATCGGTATCTTCGACTCAAACCCTACGCAGCAAATCTTTGAGGTTACTCCAAAGCATGCCGTGGGAGATGTTAGATTCATTCAGGTCAAAGATGCTGATAATAACAAGAACTTAGACAAGATCATTAAACCGTTTAAAGGACCTTTCTAGTCTCAGATTGAGATTTTAGTTGACTTATACGGATTACTTAGGTAGTCTAACTTTGGAGGAAGAACATGAAGATTGTAGCATTCACAGGACCTAAAGGCAGCGGTAAAGACACCTCTGCTGACATCTTAAAAAAAGAAGGCATCGCTGACGGCAGCATCTCCTTCGCGGGACCTCTAAAGAAGATCTGCCAAGAAGTTTTTGAACTTCATCACACCTTGGTACATGATCCGGCACTAAAGGAGAAGCCATTGAAAAATGGTGAGATCATCATCACTCCTAAAATCTTGCGTAAGGTTAATCAAATCATGCTTGATTACCTTGATCCAGAAGAGTTTTACTATAACCCAAATAAAGCTTCTGTGACTGGTCTTGAAGGTGTTCCTTTGCGAACTCCCCGAGAGATCTTGCAGGTCATTGGTACAGAGTGGATTCGAAACCGTATTCACCCTGACTGGCATCTTCAAGCTGCATTCTCTACCAAGGCTTTAGCCTCGCTAAACGAAGACGGCTTGTACTGCGTAACAGATGTACGCTTTGCAAATGAATACCAGTTTCTTGCGACCAAGTTTGGCACTGATTTTAAAGGATTTTATGTAGAACGCCCACAAGCTGAAGAACAACTAGCTCAAGCCACGCATGACTCAGAGCGTAAAGTTCTAGAAGTTAAAGCAATTATTCCTGCTGAAAACATCATTCTAAATGACGGTTCTTTAGAGGACCTTAAGAGGAAGCTGTTGAGTCTCGGCCTCAAAGGTAGCGAACCTACAACGAAAACTAAGAAAGGTCAGTCTAAGTTTAAGTTTGCTAAGGCTGGAAAGTATGATGAGGGAAGCTTCTGATACCGGACTTCCACAGTTTGTGGAGTTTGAAACTAAGTATAAGATCGATGACCCAAAGCTTCTTTGGGACTTCAAGCATTTGGTAGAAACCGAATTAGGTCGTAAGGACTTCTTGTATGTACAGTCTGATGACTGCTACTATGTTAAGGGCGACGACTTTATTCGGTATCGCTTTTCTGACAACAAGAAAGATAAGCGTGCAGAACTAACCATCAAGCGTAAGACCGAAGATAAGAACAACATCATTCGAGAAGAAGTTAACCTCAGAGTTGACGGTAATTCTTTTGATACGGTTGAAAAATTTGTGAAGCTTCAAGGTTTTGAGTTCAACTTTAGAATCAACAAGCAGTGTCATATCTATCACGGTACAGATTGCACCCTGGTATTCTACTCGGTTCGTGACCTGGAAACTAATGAACTATCTCACTTTATAGAAATTGAGGTAACTGAAGATGCAGGGTTTACAGAAGAAGAGTCTTGGAATATAATTAAAAAGTATGAGGCTGCTTTGTCGAAGCTTGGCGTCTCCGCTCAAAGACGGTCTCGTAAGTCTTTATTTGAAATGTACAAAAGAGAGGTGAAAAATGTCTGATCTAGCATTAGTAGCTTTGGCTACAGTAGTTCCATTCGGTCTGGTAGGCTTGGTAGCTTATAAGATGCTCATTCGCAAGAAGCGCCCTGAGCTTAAGCTTGTTGAGCAACCTTTCTGGGATGGTGAAGTTAAGGTCGCTGAAGAGGCGGTCAAAGAGGTAGTAGCTAAGGCCAAGAAGATCAACAAAAACAAAGCCCAAAGAGGCAAGCGCCGTGTTAAAAAGAATTAAAGATCTTGTCCTAAAAGCTAATCATATCGGACTTCCTTTACCTATGGCCCATGACTCGGTTGCTGGTAAACCCAGCGTAACCTTGCTCGTGTTCTATACTGGACTAGTTTTGTCAATTATTTCTATCGCTTTGTTGCATGACAACCCAGATAAGTACCTATCAGCTACGCTAGTTACCTTGTTGTTTCTCAGCTTGGGATTCGTATTCTACCGACTGAGAAATCTTGACAAAGTAAAGCTAGACCTGGATGATAGAAGTATCGAACTTGAGGGAGGCAGAGATGAACAGACGGGATGCAATGCAGGAAGCTCTGGAAAAAATAAGCCAAGCCAGGAGTAACCCTAAAACGGCCAAGATCATTAGCGTGATCGGATCGTGTAAGACTACTCATCAGCTTGAGTCTTGTAAAGCCTGGTTTAATCGTATAGTTAAGGATGAAGAGTCTCGTACCTTGTTGTACTTGGCTGCCAACATGCGGTTCGGTCAGATTGATTGTGGAATTGACATTTAATAACAAAACAGGTAATCTTAGTTTTAAATAATCCAGCAAAGCTGGGAAGGAGAAAAAGATGAAAAAGAATCTATTGAAGAAAGCTCTCGTACCGGCGCTGTTGGTGATCTCACTGGCCCAGTCAAGTGTGCTCGTAAAACAGGCCTTGGATGATCGTAAGCTCGATCAGTCAAAGTACTCGAACGTCTCTCGCGAGAATCCTGTGTGCTTGTCTGAGCAAGGAGGAACGTCTGCCTACATCATTCTAGAAGCTGATGAAGAAGCCAAGGTTTACCGTGGTGTTCGTGCGCTTCTTATTTTCGCAGTTCCTATGGAGATCTCTATGCGTGACTTGAACTCACGAAAAGATCTTCAGCAGTTGGATTGTCAAACAGGTCAACCTGTAGGTAAGTAAGATGCAAGTAACCTTAAAGTCAGTCGCTATTTATACCTTAGTGATTGCCGCTTTAGCCGTAAGCGCCACAAAATACATGTGGCCTACGGTTCAAACGCAAGTCAAGGTAGAAGAAAAAGAAGTAATCAAGAGAGATGTTCGAACTGTTATCAAGGAACGAACTCGCCCTGATGGCACAACCGAAAAAGAAACCGTGATCGTAGATAACTCTAAAGAGTCGTCTACAAAAACCTTCGAACAAAAGATCATGAAGAAAAACGATTGGTTTGTTGCTGCCGGTGTTGAAGCTAGAAACCTTCAGTTCAACAATCCTATCTATCGAGTGGAAGTTAATCGAAGAGTTTTAGGTGACATCTTTATCGGCGTTTCCGCAAACACCGATAGATCTTTAGGTGTTCAAGTAGGCTTTTCTTTCTGAGGGGCTAATGAGCAAAGAACAAAATGTAAACTTGTATGACGGCGTTGACAGCGAACTCCTGATTGATCTAAAAAATCTTAATGGAGAACTTATCGACCAACCTTTGTTGATGCGAAAATGGACTAAAGCAAAGGCTATCGCTAACAAAAGAACAAAGCAGCTTAGAGCTAGACTTGCTCACGCTAAAGGCAACCTGCATAAGCAGCTAGCCGCTAGAGGTCTACGAGTTGGTGATATCGAAGCTGCTATCAATACCGACCCTAACATCATCAACATTCAAGAAGAACTAAACGAAGCAGAGTATGAGTTTGAAGCTTTAGAGGGTATAGTGCGAGCTTTTTACCAGAAACACGAATCTTTAAAAGATCTTTCTGCAAACATTCGAAAAGGAATGGAAGGTTGATATGTCGCGATTTAAACGCTCTCAAGAAGAAGAAAACACTCAAAATAAAGTTACTCAACCTGTCGATGACGCCACACCGACTGAAAAAAAGTCGGCCTTCGCTAACGCCATCAAAAAGTTTCAAGGCTACATCAACGCCGAGATGAAAGAAGATCTTGCTCAAGTTCATGACATCAACGACCTTGGAAAGATCGTGGTGAATAAATATATTCCTATGTCTAAAGCGTTTCAAGAGGCGTTAGAGATTCCTGGTATCCCTATGGGAGTTATTTCTTGTATCTATGGAAAGCCTGATACAGGTAAAACAACTCAGCTTATGGAAGCTATCGTCGGCTGTCAAAAAGCTGAGGTTATTCCTATTCTGATCTTAACTGAGCACAAATTTGCTTATGATCGTCTAGTTCAGATGGGCGGAGACCCTACACAGATGATCGTCGTGCCAGTTGATAGCATCGAGAAAGGCTATGATGTGATCATCAAGATGCTTCGAGATCTACAAAACAATAAACTTAAATTTGAAGATAAAGAAGGAAACGAACAGACTATCGACATGACTGATCTGTCTTGCTTGTTCTTGTGGGACTCAATCGGTAATGTTATGTCTAACGCTGAGATGGAAGCCGAGACTGAAAACTGGGACAAAGGTATGATGAAGACTGCTAAAGCTTTGCGAGTTCTTACTCGTAAGGTTAACGCGCTTCTTAATCGCGTTCGAGAGAAGGCAGCTATCTTGTTCTTGAATCAATCTTACATGCAGACTGCGCCAAATGGAATTCAAACAGAGATCCCTACTGGTGGTGACGCTATTCCATACTCTTCGGCCCTGGTGATCAGGACTCGTAAGCGCAAGCGCTTAGAAGCACAAATTAAAGGTAAAGACTGCGACATTGGTTTGGAAACCATTCTTGAGGTTACTAAGAATCACATTACCAATAGAAAACTTACATCCAGCGTTTTCACAGTAGCTAAAGGGACTATACCTGCAACCAAAGAAGCCTTGGACGAGTACAAGAAAACTCTTCGATAATGGCTAACCGCAGGAGAGTCAGTATGAGCAGGCGCAATGGCGACAAGAAGCTAGATCAGCTCCAAAGGTTGAAGTACGAGAATCAAAAGCTTAAGAAGGAGAACTCTAGACTTCGAAAGCTAATTCAACGAGGTCAAGCCGATCAAGACCTTCTTCACGAGCTTATAACTAAGCAAAATGAAGAGTTTGAGCTTGAACAAAAAGAAAAACTGTTAAAGAATAAATGGAGATGCTACGAGTGTCAAGAAGGCGTTTTAAAGATTCATATCATGAAGCGTCTTGACGGCGTTTTTTACTGGCGCTGCTGTAGCAATCCTGAGTGCGGGCATAAGACTAAGCTTCAACGGTACACCAAAGACGTTGAAGGAATCAAACATGAAAGTGCCGAAGATACTTAAAGACTGGCGGCAAAGATTCGAGCTTTATTCCTTCTTGGAGATGTTAAATGGCTCTAAGAAAGTTTAAATGTTCATCTTGCGGTCACGAATGGTCTCGTCTTAAAGTTAAGGAAGACGTTTGTCCTTCTTGCTCTACCCCTACAAAAGCAGCTTTACCTGTTGAGATTTCTTCTACTGTATATGAAATGCGCGATAGGTATCGAGGTTCACAGGTTAAGAAGAATCTAGAACAGAAGATGCGCAAACGAATGAATGACCATCACGATCGCTATGAGCTTGCAGAGAAGATCGATAAGTACGGCTTAGAAGATGCCAAGAGGTACGGATGGCTAAAGCGTCAAAAAAAGGTTTAACCAAGATCCTTGGCTTAGATCTTTCAACTACCTGTACAGGATTTGCACTGCTAGACGCAGACTCTAAAGCTTTACTAAAGTACGGCTACATCTTGCCACAGGTCAAAGGCGTGACCAAACTTAAATACCCAAAGCAAGCCCTGTATAAAATACTAGATCTGTCAAGAAAGATAGTCGAGTTAATTCGTCAATATAATCCTGATCAAATAGTAATCGAAGAAGTTAATCGCGGTATCTCAAGGGTTTCACAAAAGCCTCTTGACGCACTGCACTTTTTTGTTGTGCATTTTATTGATCTTGAGTTTCCACATTTGATTGATTCACTGTACTATTATGATTCAAACGGTAAGAATGGTTGGCGAACGCATCTTAACCTAAAGATGACAGAAGAAGATAAAGCTCACAACGCTCACATAAAAACTTTTAAATCCTCTCGCAAAGTCGGGAAGAAAAAAGGTAAAATAAACTTCAAGCACCTGGCTTCTCGCTATGTGCAGCAAACCTACAATATCAAACTAGACGTGGATGAGGATATGAAGAACTCTGACATTTGTGACGCTATTGCAATGACAAATTCCTATTTACTTCACATCTATCCTAAGTCATAATACCTAAACAACAAGGAGGCTACGATGAGTAAGACGCCCTGGGGCGAGCTTGGTTACATTACTTTTAAAAGAACTTATGCACGACGACTTAAAGAAGAAGATCCAAACTCAAAAACAGAAGAATTCGAGCAGTCAGTTGACCGTGTTGTAAACGCAGTACAACAGCAATTGAAGTGTGGATTCACGCCTGAGCAAGAGGAGCGTTTGCGACGCTATCTTCTTGAGCTTAAAGGTTCCGTGGCCGGACGCTTCTGGTGGCAGCTTGGTACTAAAACCGTACAAAAGCTAGGCCTTTTTAGCTTGCAGAACTGCGCTTTTACAGTTGTGGATAATTGGAAAGCTTTTACCTGGACTATGGATGCTCTGATGCTTGGCTCGGGTGTTGGTTACAACATTCAAAAAGAGTTCGTGTATCAGCTACCTAAGCCTAAGCGAGTTAAGATTGCTAGGCAAGATACTAACGATGCGGACTTCATCGTTCCAGACTCACGAGAGGGCTGGGTAAAATTGCTTGAAGAAACTCTTCGAGCACACTTCGAAACAGGAAAGTCTTTCACTTTCTCTACAGTTCTTGTTCGAGGAAAGGGTGCCCCTATTAAAGGCTTTGGCGGACTTGCGTCTGGACCAGAAGAGCTTTGCTGGGGAATTGCAGAGATCAATAAACTTCTTAACGCTAGAGCTGGTAAGAAGATTCGACCTATCGACGCTCTAGACATCATGAATATTATAGGCTTCATCGTTGTTAGCGGCAATGTTAGACGATCTGCAGAGCTTGCTATCGGAGACTGCGATGATCTGCAGTATCTTGCCAGCAAGCGTTGGGACCTAGGTAACATCCCTAACTGGCGTGCTATGTCAAACAACTCAGTCGTATGCAACGACATTAAGATGTTACCAGAGCAGTTCTGGGAAGGTTATATGGGTAACGGTGAACCGTTCGGTTTGATCAATCTCCGTAACTCACAAAGAATGGGCCGAGTCGGTGAGACGCAGTATCCAGATCCAGAAGTATTAGGATTCAATCCTTGCGCAGAGCAAAGCCTTGCTCCTTACGAGACTTGCTGTCTAGCAGAGATCTTCTTGCCAAACATCGAGTCAAAAGAACAATTGTATGATGTCGCTACCATGCTTTACAGAATCAATAAACACTCTTTAGCTCTTGCTTGTCATCACGAAGAAACAGAAAGGATTGTTCACAAAAACATGCGAATGGGTATCGGAGTAACTGGTTATCTGCAGGCGACCGAAGAGCAAAGAAGCTGGCTCAAAGATGTGTACACCCTGCTTCGTGAATATGATGAAACATACTCTGAGTTGAAAAATTGGCCAAAGTCAATCAAGCTTACAACCGTAAAGCCATCTGGGACGCTGAGTTTACTCGCTGGGGTTAGCAGCGGTTGCCATCCAGCTTATGCGCAGTACTATATTCGCAGAATCAGAATGGCTTCTAACTCTCCTTTAGTTCAGATTTGCCGTGCTAATGGTTACTTCGTTGAGTACCAAAGAAATTTTGATGGTACCGAAGATAGAAACACGGTTGTAGTGTCGTTTCCTTGCAAAGTCCCTGAAGGTACAGCTTTAGCCAAAGATACTACGGCTGTTCAACAACTTGAGTATGTAAAGCGACTTCAGACTGAGTGGTCAGATAATGCGGTATCTTGCACGATCTACTATCGAAAAGAAGAACTTCCAGCCATCCGAGAGTGGTTAAACGCCAACTACAACGACAACATTAAATCGGTTTCATTTCTCTTGCATTCAGAGCACGGCTTTGATCAAGCTCCGTATGAAGAGATTACAAAAGAGCAGTACGAAGAGTATGCTGCCAGGGTTAAACCAATTTTGAGCGGTGAGATCAAAGAGTCTGATCTTTTGGATTCAATGGAGTGCGTGGGCGGAGTTTGTCCAATAAAGTAGTTGACCATAGGTTCTTGATTTGCTAGTCTGATCTAGCCTCGTTGGTGAAACTGGTAGACACAAGGGCCTTAAAACTCCTCGCTTAACAGCATGCCGGTTCAAGTCCGGCACGAGGCACCATCTCAAAACGATACAACCCCAGATTTCTGTTGACAGGTCTGGGATTTTTTATTACTCTAATCTGGCAAGAGCGGCGAAGGCATTCGTTGCGATGAGTAGCTCAGTTGGTTAGAGTCCTCGTTAGAGGAGGTCGGTGGTTCAAGTCCATCCTCACGATAGGTGTCAGGCCAGACAATAATCCTACCTCTTGCACCTTTTAAGAAAGGCTTTATGAGATCTGAACTAAAAGTCTCTTTGTGGTCCTTGGTTCTACTATTCGGTTTAGGGTTTGTCCGGCATTCCTTATGGCTAGGACTCTCTTCCGCCACCGTAGCATTAGCCCTATTTCAACTAATTGTCCCTTTGATGGTATTCACCTTCCTACTCATCGTGTATCACATAACAGGCTGGGTAAACGCTCTAAGACTCTGGTTGCTATACTTATTCATAGTCATCTTAGGACACTTAATAAACTTACATTTTCTATTGACATTACTGAACTAATTTAGTATTCTATACTTGCAAGGGCACTGAGGTTGTTGTGGAGTTGATCGCCCCTCGGAGAACCATTCTGAAGGACGGAGTGATAGGTGTCCTTGTTTTTTGTTTGGAGGGATTGTGACTTTCGGTGATAGCTTTCTAGCTTACATTCAGAGGCAAGAGTATCTTGCTAACCAGCAGTTTGAATCGAATGAGGTTGAGTACTCGTTTGAGCTTCTTTACAATCGGATTCACGATGCGCATGTAACAGAGGAAGAAAGATGGGGGGAATTATGTCGACGGCTGAGTTCGTCTCCGTAATCTTATTGATGTGCGGAAACGGTAAGGGTGACGCTGATTTTGACTGTGTTGATTACTACAACAACTGCGTGATAAACAAGTCGATCACCATTGAGATGAAAAACATACAAGCTTGTAAAGATGATTACAGCAAGGGCGTTGAGCGTATCAAGAAACTAAAAGAGGAGAACTAACATGATCTCTGCACTTTTAAACCGAAAAGCTCTTAAAGCTATCGCTCATCGTCGTGAATCACTAATTAAGTTCATGGAGTCTTGTGAAGAGCACATGAAACGCCTTGGTTACAACAAAGACTCAGAAGAGTATCAGCGCTGTTATCGAATGTACTGGGACGCTTGGGAAAGAGAAGAAGAGCTTTCAAGCCTTGAAGATTATTTGAGAAATGTATGAAAAAGCTAAGGCCATTGGGCGACATCACTCAAGATCTAGAACCATTACTGCTAGAGATGGCCGTTGATCACGACTTGCAACATGGCGAGATATTGAATATAATTAGAGGATATCTGGAGATCCACGTCCCAGGTCAAAAAGAACAGTACACAGACGGCACCAGGCCTATATTTTACTATGGGCATAAGGAGGAGTATGAGCGACCAAGAAGAAAAAGGAAAACCAAAGTTTAAAATCCTTCAGTTTGATAATGTAAAGTCTATCTTTGAGGAACGTGACAAAGACGAGCTTGAGCGTAACAAGGTTTTGGCCGACATGTTTAAAAAGATGTCTGAGCGAGCCGCTAAAGGTGAGCTTGATGGGTTTGTTATGACCCTTAAAACTAGCAAAGGCTCTGTTGAGTCTTTGATTGGCGGTCTGTCGCGAGGCTTTGATTTTATTGGTTATGTAGGGATGCTTGAAAGTTTAAAGATGCGATTGCTAGATATTATGAGCCAGTTAAGCTACATATACTACGCTTCGCCTGAAAGGGACGACAAGAATGAACCAGAAAAAGAAGATTAAGTTTAACCACAATAACCTTCTAATATGTGTTGTGCTTTTGACTTTGGTATCTATCATTGGACCAAACTTCGTAGATCCCAGAGATTCAATTGGTCAAATGTTCTACTTCTTTAATGCGGTTGTTACCGCGTTTCTTTTCCCCTGGATGTCTGTGGTAGATGAGGAGGATCAAGATGCAAGTAAAGGTTAAGAAGCTACACCCTGACGCAGTAATCCCTAAGTATGCTAAAGCCGGTGATGCAGGACTTGATTTGACAGCAATTTCTCATGAATACGAGCTTAACGAGTGCGGAAGGCTTTTGCAAGTTTATGGAACTGGTTTGGCGTTTGAGATCCCCGAAGGTCATGTCGGATTAATTTTTCCTCGATCTTCCATATCAAGAACTCGGTTAGTGTTAACTAACTGCGTAGGCGTTATCGATTCTTCTTACCGAGGAGAAATTAAGTTTAAATTTGCTATCGATTATGGCGCTAGACCTACAAATTCTTCAGAGTATAAGATTGGTGAGCGCGTTGGACAACTTGTCATTATGCCTTATCCGGCTATTGAATTAGTCGAAAGTGAGACACTTAGCGACTCAGAACGAGGCACTGGCGGCTTCGGTTCTAGCGGTAAGTAATTGTATTTATTACATTATTCAATATTCCAATATGGAATAAAGGCTGTTTCGGCGGCCTTTTTTCTTGACTATGCTTACTATCCATGGGATACTGGCCGCATGGAGAAAGATGACGAAGCAAAAAGATTGTTAGATGAAGCATTCTCGGCTGGCGACGACTGGATGAGAAAGAACGGTGTCGTTACTGAGTTCACCTTGAATACGATCATTGCTTTTGTATACATCAACTTTCCTAGCATTAAGAATGTAGACATAGATCTAGACAGGAGGGGAAGCAAGATCTACATCTACCTACACGCATCTATCTGGCGAATCTTACTTTGGATTCTACTAGGCCGCCGAGAAAGAATCGTAGATTCAGTATTTGATTGGGTAAGGGAGTATCTCCCTACCTACAAGGTCTTCGTTGAATTACGAAGATCCAAAGGAAGGAGAGAAGATGAGATTAAAAATCTTAACAATACTGGCGACGATAATGGTGCCGATTTGCCTGAACTCGAAAGCGTTGCCAATATCTCAAAAGCAATCAGACTCAATGAAGTTCCGCTCTATTCAGAAGACGGTAGAGCACCTGCAACCGGCTCTAACAAAAGAGAAGAGTAGAAAGCTAGCAAAGGCTATAGAAAGAGAAACTGATAAACACGATATCGACTGGAGATTAGTTACTGCAATCCTGTTTCAGGAAAGCTCTTTGCGAGTTGATCCTCAAAATTGTTTGACTAACCCCAAGCGTTGCACTGGTGATTACGGTATAGGTCAAGTACGCTATAGCGTATGGTCTAAGCAATTCAACATAGATAAAAAACGCATGATGACCGACCTAGACTACAGCGTTGAGATGTCAGTAAAGGTTCTGGCTGACTACAAGATACGGTACGGTAAGAAGGAGCTTAACTGGTACACTCGGTATCATTCCGGCACCCCTGAGTATCGAGCAGTTTACATGGCAAATATCAACAAGGCGTACCATAAGATCAATAAACACCTCCTTTCTGAGTCTCGTACAGTCGCTTCTAAGGACTAGTTTTTTGGTCAACCTTGTGCTAAAATAATACAGTGCGAGGTTAAAATGTCGGATTCTAAGGATAAAAAGGTAGAGGGTATTCAGGAGTTTTCTCCTATTGTTTCCGAGGAATTGCCTAGCAAAGTCTATGTACCCTCGGACTTCGATAAAGAGCAGATGTACCAGGAGTACCGCAGAGGTAACTCCCTTAAATCTATCGCAGAGAAGTGGAATCTCACTGAAAAGAGCCTTCAAAAATATAAGAAGGACCATAAGTGGGAAGCTCGTAAAGCCAAAGACCTAGAAGAAAAGCAGATGCTTGAAAGGGCAGATGTTGAGCATATTGCTAGGGAAACTTATTCTAGACTTCTGAAGGTCGTGTACAAACTGGTAACTGACTTTGAAAAGTATGTCTTTGAGGGAGAAGATACTGGTCGCCCAGTGCCTTTAAAGATACTGACTGAAGCTGTAGAAAAGCTAACAAAGCTTCATTACTTCGCTGCTAACGGCGGTGTTGAGCGAACAAAGAGTGAACACACAGTAAGAAATGTAAACGAACGAATCGATTACGCGAAGCTTGCAGAGATTCACTTAAAGATGAAACAGATTAATCCAGGTTACGACGAAAAAGCTTTACTAAAAGATGTCGTAGACGCGGCATATAAGAAGAAAGAATGAGTGAAATCGTAAAGGTCCAAAGGCCAAAAACTCTATTAGGTTTATCGTTGCTTGAGTTCTTTGAGTGGGAAGCTACTTTAGGAATTAAGAATCTATCACCTGCGCAAAAAATGACTTTAAAAGTTATCCAAGCTGAGTCTCTAGACGAAACAACTCCTATTCCTAGATCGCATGATTATCAAGAAGTAGAGTTTCCAAGCGAACTGGAAATGTTTAAACACTTTTCAGGCAAAGATAGGTACGTTCCTACGCTATACTCAGATGTTTCTTTGTGTTGGGGGCGGCGGTCTGGTAAGTCTACAACCATTGGTGCTGGTATTGCCATTTATTATGCTACTCAGTTTGATTACACTCCTTACTTGGGCACATCACCTCACGCAACTATCCCCATAGTTTCTCCAACCAAAGAGCAAGCAGGGGAGATCTACGCAACGATTAAGAATATGTTTCTTAGATCGACTTATCTGTTCGACACCTTTCTCGACGGTAAGATCGAAAACTTCCAGGATGAGTATCCTGAAGATAAAATTGGAAAACAAGACGCCCTTATTGGCGGTCAGATTAAACTCAATAATAGAGTGATAATTAAAGTTATTGCTGCAGATATCTCAAAACTTCGAGGCATGGCTGTTCCGTTTGCAATCATGGACGAGAATGCTTTCATGGGCGTCATGGACGGTACCGACGCAAAAAACACCGATACAGCTATCTATCAAGCCCTAGCCCCTGCCCTTTCACAGTTCCAACAAGTCGAAGGTATGGCCCTTATCCTTAAGATCTCTTCTCCTAACGGTCAGTCTGGTCTTATGTATGGCGACTACGAGAACTCAAAAGACCCGGACATCCTGCATCTCCAGATTCCATCTTGGTATGCAAATCCTAGTATTTCAGTCAAGTATCTTGAAAAACAAAAGAAGAAAGGTTCGGCCTACTTTCTTCGTGAGTACGGCGCTCAGTATACGGCGTCAGAGGTTTCATACCTAGACCCTAACCTTATCGATATGACTAGGCTTGCCGGTATAGAAGACTTACCTTACAACCCTAAGTATAGATATGTTGCTGCCATGGACTATGCTACCAAAGAGGACTATTGGGGCTTTGGTATAGGTCATAAAGAACATTACTGGGATAAAGAAGCAAAACAAAGAGAGTCCAAGATAGTCGTGGATTACGCTATAGCTTGGCGTGGGCTACCAGGGCAAGAGTTAGACCCAAAGAACATTATTCCACAGATAGCTTCAAAGCTGAAGCAGTATCAGGTCCCTTTCGTGGTCGCCGATCAGTACGCCTTTGCCACCATTAAAACGCTTCTGATGGAAGAAGGGTGCCTTGCCAAAGAGTTTAGGATGTCAGGTCAGTCAAAAAATAAGGCCATGTACAGCCTTCAGATTAACATTAACTCTAAGCTATTGAAGATCATTGACTATCCTTTAATTTTCAGGCATCTTAAAGACTTGAGGGAAAAGAAAACGGACTCTGGAAAGGTCCAGATTCAGCATGCCCCTGGTTGTAAAGACGATATGGCGATGGTTGTGGCCTTGATCTGTTATCAGTTTGACAAGACAAGTCCGCTCTATATAGGCTATAATGAGGAAGAAGTTGAAGAAGCGAAGTCCACCAAAGATGCCGCAGGGCGTCATATTGCCTACCCTACCGCAGAAGAGATGGCCGAAAAAGCTGGAGTTTCAAACTTCAATGATAACAGGCAAGAATACGGACCTGACGGTAAAAAGAAGTCCGACGAAGACGGTGGAGTAGACGGTGGTGATGGATTTTGGTTCGTGTTCTGATATGGAGAAATTAAATGGCAGAAAATAAAAGTTTTATCTCTAAAGTTGGCGAAGCTATCAATGTGACTTTAGACTCTTACATCACAAAATCTCGCACCAACATCGAAAGCATTGAGAAATCAAGTAGCGCTAGCCAAGCTCCTAGACCAGAAGATCACGGCGGAAAGCTGGCGATTACGGAGTTAGATTACCAAGGTCAAGAACAATATGGGTATAAAGAGAAGTCCGGTGCCATCGGCATGCCTATTCTTAAGACCATGGCACGCCGAGATTCAATCGTCATGGCTATTCATCAAACACGAGTTTCTCAAGGCTCGATGTTCACCAAGAAACAAAAGAATCGATACTCTCCAGGTTGGTTAATTGTTCCAGAAAATCAAGCAGATCTAACTGAAGATGAAAAATTGGACTTGGCAGATCCCACTCTTACTCCTGAGCAGTATGCTGAAAAGAAGTTTGAGTTTGAAAAGCGTCGCATCGAAGTTAAAAAGAAACAGCTTAAAGAAATCAAAGAGATCGAAGAATTTATCAAGCATTGTGGGATGGATGTAGGTGAGAGTGATACTACAAACAAGCGAGTAGATTTTGATAAGTTCATGAAACTTGTTATCAAAGATCGTCTCACTTATAACTACGCAGCTATTGAGCTGGTACCTCAGAAAAACGGAGAGAAGTGTCATCACTTTTACCCTGTATCTGCCGGTACAATTCGTTATGTTACTAAAACTTCTGCTGAGAGATTGCAGAAGCTTTTAATTGAGCAGATGATGGCTCGTGGTCTGACTGAAGAAGAGATTAAAAGAAAGACCAACAAGCCTTATAGATATGTTCAAGTTGTTCGGGGACAAATCGTTGCCGCTTGGTCAGAAGACTGGTTCGTGTTTGAACCAGCCAACCCTACTGTAGATCCAGAAGATAACGGGTACGCAGTTGGTGAGTTGGAGCTGCTAATGCAGATCGTTACTGCGCACTTGTATGCAGAAGCTCATAACAGAAACTTCTTTGTTCAAGGTATCGGTACTAAAGGTTTGTTGCATATTAAGGGCGAAAACATATCTCGTGCTCAGCTTGAAGCCTTTAAGCGTCAATGGTTCAATCAGATCAGCAATACTAGAAACGCTTTCAGACCTCCTATCATTGGTATGGCTGACGAAGTTAGGTGGGTTCCACTTGCTCAGTCAAATCGCGAAATGGAGTTTGAACAGTGGATGAATTACTTAATTCGTATCTGCTGTGCTGTTTATCAGATTGACCCCGCTGAGATCAACTTCGACATCAGTAAGGTTAACACCTCAACTTTGAATGAATCGTCTAACGAAACTAGAATTAAAGCTAGCCGTGACAAAGGTTTAAAACCCCTGCTTGATTATGTACAAGGGTTGATCAACAACCATGTGTTGCCGCGATGGAATAAAGAGTATGCGAAAAAATATCGTTTTGAGTTTGTTGGTCTTGATGCTGAAACGCGTCAACAAGAAATCGATAGATTGCAAAAAGAAACTGCTGTTTGGAAAACCGTTAATGAAGCTCGAATCGAGATGGGCAGAGAACCGATTGAGAGTGGTGACATAATTCTTAATGCTATTTACTCTCAGTACTTGGCTCAGAAGATGGCAGCGAATGATCCTGCTAATCAAGTTGATGATGGTGCAGTTGATGGTGAAGAGGGCGGAGATCCAGAGCAGAATGGCGCGCAGTCAGAAGAGGCCAAAGAGCTTGCCTCTCAGTTTGATAGGGACCTAGAGTCTTTAGTAGACGAAGTTAGCAAGATTGATACTTCTCCTGAAAAGGAAAAAGAAGATACCAAAAAGTCAATCATTGAATACTATATCCAAGATCAGGAATAATAATGCTATTGGACCATCGTAAAGAAGAAGTAATAAAGCTACTTAACGATGGCTTATCTATGGAGAAGATGTCCAAGGTCTTAGGTGTAAGTTTTACTGCTGTACGAAACTTTCTTAATAAAAACAATCTTAAGACTAAAGCAAGGCACTCTGTCGTAAATCCTAACGAGATTCTAGAACTTAATGCTAGAGGCCTAACTAATCGACAAATCTCTAAGATTACAGGCGTAAACGAGAACACCGTAGGTAAGATCATAAAGTCTAATATCATAGACAGACACGCTTTAACTGTAAAGAATCTAGGCTTAGATATTGAAGTAGTTTCAAAAGTTAATAGTCGTTCTAGAGTTTACAGATGCAGCAAAGGTCACGAATTTGAAAGGAGCACGAACAACTTTCTTCAGACCCCTACCTGCCCCACCTGCGCTCCAAGATCTAACTTGGAAGATGTTTTTTACAAAGACCTTTTAGAAATAGCCGCACAAGTCAAACGTAACGTAAAGCTGCAAGGTTCAAACCTACAATTGGATTTCGTAATTGACAATATTGCTGTAGAGCTTAACGGTGAGTACTGGCATTCTTCAAAGTTTAGAGACAAGTACTACCACCGCAAAAAGTATCAATTAGCTAAAGATCAAGGCTATACATTACTTCAGTTCTGGGCTAGTGAGTACGAATCAAAACGCCCTATAGTTTTAAGCATGATCCGATCTAAGCTGGGACTGTTTGATAAAAAACTGTTTGCTAGAAAACTTAACGTGAAGTCAGTAGACAAAGCCAGTGAAAGAGCTTTTCTCAACGCTAACCACCTTCAAGGCTTTACCCCCTCGGTTATAGCTTTGGGTTTATTTGATGACACTGAGTTAATCGCTTTAATCACTTTTAGGAATCACAAAGAGGGCTTAGAGATCGCTAGATTTTGTACCAAGCTTGGATATCAAGTGGTTGGTGGGTTTAGTAAGTTGCTAAAGGCTAGACTAAAGCTCTCAAAAGATACTATAATTACTTATGCTAACGCTCGCTACTCAAATGGCAATGTTTATTCTAAAGCTGGATTTAAGTATATTGGAATGACGAGCGTAGATTTTAATTGGCTTTTAAACGGAAAGCTATACAATAGGCGCGCCTCTTGGAATAGTGGTAAGTTTAAAAATGCGCTCAAAGTATACGGCACTGGTAACTTAAAATTTATCCTGGAGCAATAATGTGCTTTCTAAATTTGGTAACAAAAAAGAACTCGTCGGGGCCTATTGGTAATCTCCTAAACCAGATGGCTTATAAGGAAGTCAAGCTAGAATCGTCAGGTGGTGCCCGATGAGTATCAAGATTAAAGTTGAGCTTGATAAAGGCAAAACGCTAACAGAAGCTGAAGAGCTGATGGAAAAAGCTTTAAAAGTTAAGTCTGAGTGTGATCACGGTGAGCGATACTCAGATGACGCTCTAAATGAAGCTCATGATCTTATCTGTTCTAGGTTTCAAAACCTTTTAAACTCTATTGGTTTAGAGATAGAGGAAGTTATCAATGCTGCTAGAACAACGAACTTTAAATAACATTGACCAAATAGTAGAGAAAAACTTCTTGGACTTTATGATCTCAATAGTGGGATATGACATATTATCTGACGAAGATAAGCAGCGAGCAAGTGTACTAGGCTTAGTTCAAATCAACAGACCTCTAATCGAATCCTTATATCTAATCGCAAGAGCTAGAGCCGGTCAAACTGATAAGCGTCCAATCAAGCTGAGAGATTTGATAGCTGCTGCCAATCTATCTAACGTAATGCCCATCACCTCCGATACCCAAGCCTACAGCTTAGAGCACGCAAAGCGTGAAATGTATGAAGCTCTTTTGAACGCTAAGGAAGATCTAAAAAAACGAATTCGACAATCAGTTTTGCATGTAAATGACACTCATCAAAAGATGGAAGTGGCTGGAAAAAAGCCTTCTAAGGACGCGTCTGCTAGGCGCTTGATTGCGATGGTTGCAGGATTATTAAGCACCGTAGACTCAAATTTTGTTCGGGCTGCTACCGTGAGCTTTACAAACTTAGTAAACAACGCAGTAATGGATCAAGCTCAAACCGTTGGTTCAGTTTTGGGCATAAAAGCAGATGAGATACGAGTATATAAGATCGTAAAGAACGACGGTAGGCTTTGCGATTGGTGCTTTTCTTTCTACCAGGATAAAAACGGTAATCCTAAGATATACACTTTGGCCGAACTTGCTGCAAACGGTACAAATGATGGCAAACCGAAATCTGAATGGAAGCCGGTTATTGGTTCAACGCACCCCAGATGTCGATGTGAACTTCACTTCTTACTACCTGGCGAGAAGCCGCCTAAAATTTAAAAGTTTTAGTGTGCCCATTAGTTCTAAGAGTTTCATCTTTTACAACCACTAAATAACCGACTGACGTAGCCAATTTAAGTTCGTTAGTGTTGTACTCACCTTCTGAGATAGGGGCTGTTTGAGATTTGCCTTGAACTTCAAGCATTAATCTATAAAAAGCGTCAGGCTCTAAGTGAATTTTTAAACCAGTGTGCATGTAACAAACCTCTAAAGCACAATGTAAATCCTGTAGACTTTCTAAAACATTCATAAACTCTCCTCACGAAGTCGTAGACCCACAGGAAATCGTGGTACTTTGTTTTTGCCTGTCAAACCTTGATATTGTACGGTCAAAAGCTTACCTTTCCAAAGGCTTTCATCATGCAGGAACTTCTTAGTTTCCTCTTGATTACCTGTCATCTTGACTTCAAACTCGGCACCATCTTCTGTTGCGCACACGAAAGCGCCTAACAAACCCTGAAGTTTTCCTTTACCCTCTACTACACCTACGATACGAAACTCAGCATCATCAAACTCTTTGATCTTTTGTAGGTTGTACGAACGCTTATTTTCATATTTGGCATCGTTGTTTCTAAGTATCAAACCTTCGTAGCCTTCTTTTCTGTACTCTTTAAAAAGAATGGCGACATCAGCTTCGCTGCGCACACCTTCAGTCTTTACCAAACGCAAAGGCTCTCGATCAGACCACAAAGCATTCAAAGTCAGCCAGCGTGCTCTTTGAAGGTTAGTCTCATCAATGACCACATCATAAATATGATATTGAACCTTTTCAGATTCTTCAGCTGGATCTTCTTTGCGTACAGCCGATACGATCTTTTCAAAGTCATCCTTTAGATCATGATTATAAAGCTCGCCGTCTAAGATCAAGCTATGAAAGCGTGCAAAATGAAAAGCTATAGACTTTTCAATGTGTGGGCAGGAGGTTATTCTCTTTCGAGTGCGAGACCAAAGGGTGACAGTTTGGCGGTCTTTGATTGCTATACAACGAATCCCATCTAGCTTAGGCTGAGCAAGGCAGGGAAACTTGATCTTATTCCCATGCTTCTCATAAACATGAGCCAGCATCGGTTCGATTCCACCCTCGATCAAGGCATCAACTTCTCCAGCCTTTGCAGCTTCAATCGACTCAACATAGCCCTTCTTCTTCATCTTATCCCACTTGGACTTCGCTTCCTTACACGCTTGCTGATAAGGGGTAGTCTCGTTACTCTTGCCAAGGTTCTTACCCTGTGTGATGGTATCAAAGGTTGTTTGCATCTTGCCACCAACCTCGCCGAATGTGACATTGACATGACATCGACCATCAGGCTTCTGAGCAGCATAAACTTCCCACTGCTCGATCTTTCCTGTAGAAGTTTTCTTGTATAACCTAGGTAAGCTCACGGCACCCATACTACAAACTTCCTTTCTGTAAACTCTTCTAGAGTCTTCTTGGTCTGCGCCTGTGTAGATGATGGTGGCGCAACCAGCGCTTGCCCTCCAGCCGATCGAGTTCACAGCTTGTTCATTTTGTATCTCCAGTTTCAATACCTGCAATTAACATCTCCCGTAGCTTTTGTTCTTGAGCGGCCACTGCTGTGGCCCGTGCTGCGGCCCGTGCTGCGGCGGCATCCCACGCTGCGCTCCATGCTACGGACCATCCTGTCGCCTCTGCTGCGTTCCGTGCTGCGTCTTTTGCTGCATCCCACGCTGCGTTCCGTGCTGCGGCTCGTGCTGCGTACCATGCTGTCGCTTGCGCTACAGTCCACGCCGCTGCTGCGCCCTCTATTGCGTCCTTTGCGGCGGCCTCTGCCGCAGCCAACTTATTTTCCCAAGCCGCAGCGTAGGCCGCGTCGTCAATTAGCCAGCGATTTTCTGCATATGCTTCTGCTACGTCCAGCGCGTGAATACTTCTCTCATCGTCCATTAGGTGCTGAACTTGTCTTGCACACCATACGGCGAATCGTCTCATTAGCCTTTCAGAAACTAAGTCTGTACGCATGATAACCCAAAGTCGATCTCTAAAGAGAATGCGGTTGTCGTTGAGTATGTCTAGGGCAGTACCCTGCCAACTTTCTGGCAGATGCTCACTTGGGTCGTAGCACGGCTTCCACTTTCTGATGTCGTTGATCGTGAAGCGTTTCATTTTATTACCTTCTTTAGTGTGGTCAAGGCCTCAGTCTTGACGGGCATTTGTTTTACCAAAAGGAACTAGGTCGATCTTTACATGCAACATTAGAGTAACCCTAACACATCGTTTGCCTCTGCGCACTCATAAAACTTAGCTTCAAGCAGGCTGATAAGCTCGGTAGCCTTACCGTCGGACAGATTGTCCAACTCTTCTACCAGCTTTTGAATCTCTTGATCTGAGTAGCCATGCTTTCTGGCAGGCCTAAACACAAAGTTTTCAGCATCGGTCAGGGTATTGCGAAGAGCGCTGGCTTTATTAGCCAAATCAAATTCCTCTTGTTCTTCCGGCAGGTTAAACTCCAAGATACCTTTCATAAATCCCTCTTTCATACTTGACTTTAATAGTAGCCTACGGTACCTTTAAATAAAAGGCAAGTAAAAAAGTAGGCCTTGACTGTAGTTGATCAGTTTGATACATTTCAAGAATACCTAGGAGGATTGAGTGAGCGTGCAAGATAGGATTGCGGAGCTTGAGCGTGAGGTAGCCCGAAAGAAGGCGCTTGTCAACGCCAAGATCACTCTGCCAAAAGATACACCGGAAGCTATAAAGACTGAGGTCATGGCCGCGATAACTGAGGCTTTGTTGAAGCTCGCCGCTAACGAGCAAGTCGAGAATCAATCAGCGTTTACAGACGAAGAAGTTAAAGTATTGAAATTACTAGCAAATAGAGCGCAAGATAAGTCAGCAACGAAAGCTTCTACCACAAATGTGGTAAAGACAACGACAGCCGCTATCACAAATGTGGTAAAGGCCGATGCACCTGCGAAGGAAGAGAAAGTACTTGGAAAGATCGAAAAAAACCCAGTACCTACCGCTGGTAGCTACAAAGGACAAGAAGCAGAGATTATAGACCTTGGCGGTGTTCCAGTTTCTCAACGCGGAAAAGTAGCAAGTATGGATAAATGCATGGTTATGGATGAGCGAGATGATGGTCTCGTTCATGTTATGACTAGGTCCGGTGTTCGTTTTAATATTGACCCACAATTTTTAAACTTCGACATTCAGTCGAACTAACGAAAAGGAGAAGAAGATGGGCGGATTCAAAGCTCGCAAACAGATGACAAAGCGTCAGATGCAAGATCAAATCGTCGATCAAGCAGAAAACGCGGTGAAGATGGTTCAAGGCTTGGCTATGGTTGTGAATCAGCAGATTCGTAACTTAAAGCTTGAGACCTCAAACCTGGCTTCTATGTCTATCATGCGTGAAGATGGCGGTGCCGTAGGATCAAAGTCGATTTTATACATTGATTTTGTTGGAACACTAGAAGGTAAACCTTTTGAAGGCGGGCTTGGCGTTGGCGTTTTTGTTGACATGGAGGTTCATCAGTTCCTTGGAGACTTCCAAAATAATCTTCTTGGTATGAAAGCCGGTGAAGAAAAGACTTTTGATGTGAAGTTTCCTGAGAACTATCAGAGCAAAGAGCTTGCAGGTAAGACTGCTCAGTTCGAAGTATGCGTTCGCAAGGTATTGAACGAAGTACCTTCTCGCGTAGCTGAGAAAGCTCTTGAGCTTCAAAAGCAGTTCGAACTGGAAAAAGTAAAAACACAACAGGCGGTTGCGCAACAGGAAGCTTAGCGTGGCTAAGAAGAGACCTCTAAATACTCGCTCTAGAGATTCGTCGCACTACGAAAACATTTTCGAGTACGGCGTTAATTTCAAAGAGCGAGTGGTTTATCTGACTGACGAGATCAATGAAGGCTCTCTTGAATTAATTCAGAAAGCTTTTGATGAGTTTGATAAGGAAAAAGATAGGCCTGTGAAGATTGAAATCTCTTCTTTTGGCGGTTCCGTATACGACATGTTGGGTATCATTGACCGTATCAAAGCTTCACCCTGTCATGTAATTACTAGAGGCTTCGGCAAAATTATGTCTGCGGCCACTTTTATTCTTGCAGCCGGTGATGAGCGTTATGTCGGTGCTCATTCATGGGTAATGGTTCATCAGATGAGCGATGTTGTTAAAGGTACTATGACTGAGATCGAGAACGACTTCAAGCATAATATCCAGTTGCAGCGTCAAATGTATAAGATGTATGAAACATTAAGTAACGGAAAAACCTCCGCTAAGCGATGGGCTAAGATTTGCGAGAAGGACTACTACCTTTCAGCAGAAGAAGTTTTAGAACTAGGCTTGGTGGACCATGTCATCGAATAAAAAAGAGAAGAAGAACTTTTTAGTAAACCGAAAAAACTTTTTGGCTGGGGTACAGGCGTTGACAATCTTCCTTCAAGATAAGACTAATATCTATCTACAAGTTAGAAAAGACCTTGGAGACGAGCACCCTGCTGTTCAACAAATGAAAGAAGAATTAAATACGCTCGAAAGCGTGGTTAATTTCTTTTCAGAGTTGGTCAGAGACCAGAATACAGGAGATAGTAACCACTATAATTAGCATGAAAAGATTAGCCTACAAAACGATAAAAATAAGCCTAGTTGTTTTACTTACAGTTGGTGTTCTTGGGGGGCTTCGTGATCTGTACAAAAGATACAAAGTCTACAGAGCTACTAATATAGAAGAGATGGTGAAAGACGCAACAGTAAAGATTATAGCTTGCCCTTATAATAATCAGTGCGGTTCGGGTACTGGCTTCGTTGTCGGTCTGACAGAGCGCGGTGCATACATAGTAACTAATAAACACGTCTGTGCTGGCGCAATTCTAAAGCCTGAAGATCGAAAGACCTACGGACAGAACATGTACAACTTTTCTTATGTAGAGGTAGAAAAGCGTGGCGGCGGGGTTGGTCCTGGACAAATTTTAAGAGTATCTCAAAACTCTGACCTATGCCTTATCTACGCGAAGATTAAAGTAAAGAAAGCGCTAAAGATTGCGAAAGATTATAAGATGCAGCAAGTCGTATCCTCTTATGGCTTTCCTCAAGGTGGGCCTGTAAATTTAAGAGGCGTGATCAAGAAGCATGAGGTCTTCTTACTAGGGGTATACAACGAGTCAAACATGCTCGCATGGTACGGTATCAGTGGTGCCGCTGTGGTTAATCAAGACGGGGAGGTTGTTGGTGTTATGTCTAACCTTCTTTCATCGGCTAAAACAAGAGAAGAGTTCAAAGATAGAAGTAAAGTGTACGGAAGTTTATTTATTCCTCTCGAAATCCTTCGAGAGTTCTTAGGAGGTAACTAAGATGTTAACCGCAAAAGTACAATATGCTTTGGTGTTACTGCAAGATATTGCGCAGAATCAGAGTGGTAGACCTGTAAAGATCAAAGAGGTGGCAAATCGAAACCTCTTGGATGAGAAGTTCTTGCAACAAGTTGCTCGGCTTCTTAGAATTAAAGGGTTGATCCGAAGCGTTCGTGGTCCTGGTGGGGGATGTGTTGCTAGCCAAGATCTTTCTACCTTGTCGCTGCTTGATGTTATGCATGCAGTTGAAGCAGCAAAGACCTTGAAGGTGGCAGTTCAATCTCCCGAAGGCGCTCAGCTACCACTTGCTAGGCACGCAGAAGTGATCGCTGCCGTTGGGCAGATCAAGGCTCTTTCATGCGTAGGCTAACAGAGCGTGAGAAACTCTTAGTTGAATTAGTTCACCTGTTAGCTTACGGCGACAAGTTAGAGTTTGGCTTAACGCTAGACGAAGTTTACACTTTACTTGAAAAACCTATTGCTAGGTACAAGAATCGTAACTGCCTTGAAGTCTTGAGTCCTAAACTAATTCAAGAAATTAAAGATCATTTAGAAGATCGTAAACGCTGACACGCTTCTTTCACAAGCTCATGCGTTCTTAACGCAGCAGCTTGAGAAGTACCTTCCATCACTCCAATAGAACCGCTTGGGGTGTATGAAAAAACCCCTCTACCATCTACCCAATGCAGGTTAGGCAGACCATAGTTAGATGACGAAGCCTTATCTGATTCAGAGGTACCATTCGCAACTATGTCCATACCTTCAAGATTTAAACTTGCAGGATAATAAGACTTCTCCTTGAGATTAAACTTTTCATTCCCTGCCGCCACAACAACCTTTGACACTTTAACTAAGAGCTTGAGTTCGGCATGTTCTTCCGCCATATATTCTATTCCACCACCTGAAAAATTAACAAAATTAGCCTTTGCTAGGCGAGCCTTGCGAAAACAATCGGCTGTGGTTACTCGTGAATTTTTACAAAAGAAACGGCAAGACACTATCTTTACCTCTTTACATACTGGATCTTTTAAGTAACGACCGAAAAGTATCAAGCCTGTGATGTGAGTGCCGTGACCGTGTTCATCTATTAGATCATTCTTAGAATTTGTTTTAGAAAGATAACCCTTAAACTGAGGGACTTTTGGGGATATGCCTGTGTCGATAACAAAAACTAGTATCTCTGCTTTTTCGCCTTGAGCGGTAAAACAACCGCCCATCAGTAAGATCATTAAGAACAGAATCAGCTTCATAAATTCTCCCAAAAGGTGCCCCGATGGGAGGTTTTTTAAGATACTCGGGGCCACATATCTATTTTTTACTTACAAAGTTTCTTAGCTTTTTGCATATCGCTTGGAGTAATGTAACGAAGAGTTGTATTACTCGGTGTTGCCCACTTAAGCTCCGCAGCAATTTGAGTACGAGGTCCTTGGAACCACTGAACTTCCATGTTATACAATCCCGCAACTAGGTTGGTCATTGCGCTTGCAGTCCTTGGTGCATGTAGGCCATCATCTTGAACCACTGGCGAGTTGTTCAACAAAACTCTCATACCATCATCGGATGTAATAGAGAAAGTGTGCTGACCTGCGTGAGTAACTCGGAGCTTTGCGAAGCATCGAACCGCATAATTTTCTCGCAAGTGAGACAGACTTGCTGGAAATTTTGGGAATCCTTGTTGCCAGTCTCGGGCAGTGACATCAAAAGTATCCATGTAAAATGACCCCAAGTGCGGTGCTGAGTCGAGCTGTGTAGCCAGTTGAGTACGACCGTTGAAGTCATACACATGGCAGAGCAAGTGACGACCTGGCTGTGGGTCTTCGCAACGATTAGGTGCTCGGGTGCGGTCACGCTTTACACGCTTGAAGTAATCTTCTCCGCCTTCAAGGTAAATGTTGAAGTCAAAATCCAAATCAAAGTCAACTTCAGCGCTTAACTGATTAGTGTTCGTGTTGGTATTAGTGTTTGAACTGTTACCGCTATCAATCACACTTCCACCTTCGGCTACATTATTATTAGAATTATTAATCTGATCGCCTTCAATAAAGATTTCGATATTGATTGGTTGAGCTTGTACTGGATAGCTGTCTTTTTCGGGGAGTGGTTCGGTATCAAAGTACTTCCCACAACCGACCAAGGCCAAACTCGAAAGAGTTACAATAATATACTTTTTCACTTTACTTTTCCTATTAAAAGTCCAGGCCTACAGAGCCAAGGACGGTTTCGTTACTTTGAACCTGTACACCTACGGACAAACTATCTCCAAGCATGCGCTGATACTGTGCTCCCACTACCACGCCACGCTCAAGTCTTACTTCAGACTGAGTTATGGATACTCGTGTCGGTCCAGTGCCGCCTAGCAAAGAGATTCGGTTTTTCTTTTGAACATTTCGGTAAACCGTTTGAGTTACCTTTACAGGTATAATCTGAGGGACTACCTTCACTCGTTCTTGCTCAACGATCACTGGGACAGGTTTTTCAACGACCTTCTCAACGACCTTTGTTCGAGTGATAACCTTCGGTTTAGATTGCTGGCACTCTGGTTTAGGGCAGCACTCATGGCCGAATGCTGCGCTTGACATCAGGAAAGCCAGTGTTACGATTAAAGTTTTCATTAGAACATCCCTTCTTCTGTAAGAACTTCTTCACTATAGTCCTCATCATGGTAAGTCTCTTCAGAGATTCTATTGATCAAAGCTTGACCTTCGTATCTATCTGAAAATTCTCTAGCAAGTTGAACAATAGTGTCATAGTCGTGATCACAACTAGCTAACTCTTCTTCATCTAATTCAAAGATATCTTTTGAAGACTGATTCTCACGACCGTACAAGGCTTGATTCTCGATTGGTTTTTCGCATGCCTTCAAGACTTCAAACTTACAGACTCGCATCTTCTGACCATTGTAGTCAATCGGTACGGCAACCACGTCTTTGGGATTGACCTTGACCTCAATCTTTTGAGGACCGAAGTCAGACGCATACTCCCACGCTGCGACGTGAAGGCCTACGCTGCACGTTCGGGTAGGGTCGTCGTCCACTTGCTCTCGGGGCATCTCGCAGACAGAACCTGGGGCATTGTTAAAAGTCTTTGTGTGAATGTCTTTGAAGTCTTCAGTTACTCCGCGATAAGCTACGAAACAACCATCTTCGGTCAACGGATGTCCGTTGTGCTCCAAGAACTTGAACAGTTGCTCTCGTGCTCGAAAGCTTGGATTTTGTTTGAGGTTTTCCCAGAACTTGAGCAAGTGTTCAAAGGGCAAGCCTTCATCACGAAACTCAATGATGCGCTCGTTCAACGCAGCCGGTAAAGCTTCGCCTTCTTTTGTCATCACGATGCCGTCTTTTAAGATCAATCCACCAATCTCAAGACCTTTGCTAAGATCTACGATTGTTGGAATGTCTGCAAGATTACCTTGCTTGATTGCCTCAACCACTCGTGCGTATCGGCTATCGCCTCGCTTGATCGTGTGATACTGACCGTCGAAACTCACGCTCAACGCATCCTTTGTGATCATGTAGTTAACTTGTGACATAAAAACCTTCCTTTGGTTATGCCTTAAATTAAAGTCCGATACTATCTAACTTCGCCTTTACATAGAACGCTAGCTCAGCCTTATCAGCACGCGCCAAGTGATAGCCTTCCATAGTCTCAAGTAGTGGCAAGGCCTTTGCGTACTTCGCAAGTTCCTTGTCAAGCTTCAAGAACTCTTGAAACTTGTCATCTGCCTCGAAGAGTTTCTCTACCTCTTCGGGGACATAGTCACCACTGTCTGCTATCTTATAAAGGTCTATCATCTTAGTCAAGAATTTATTTTTGATGTTTATCGTTTTGAGAACCTCTACGAACTTGTCATACTTACGAGCATTCTTGATCATGCCGCTTCGGGTCTTAACATCGATAGAAAGACCTTTGAGCCATTCACCAAACTCGATGAAGTTCTCAGTATAAGCAAGAATCTTAGCTGTGGACTTTGATACTGCCATGAAGTCAAAGCCTAGTTTCTTTTGTTGTGCCCAGTCGATGATGTTACCGATGCGCTTGCGGTCCTTATGGAAGGTGTCTAGGTCAATCCATACCTGAATGTTCGGGCGTGATGATCGACCGATAGCGGTATCATATCGAACGGTCTTGTATGCTCCACTCAAGTCGTGGAATGTTTGCTGTGACGCTTGCTTAGCAAGCTTGGCAGCCTTTGGTGATCGTGGAGGTACTGTGAAAGGTAACGCCAAGAAGTCTTTCAAAGGAAATATCTTTTTGATAGTCTTCAATGCTGTCGGTGCATTAGGAGTCTGGCCTGCCTCAAGAACCAAGACTTGCTTGACTCCCTTAGCCAGTAGCTCTCGAATGCGTCGGTTAACATTGACCTTCGTGTCGGTACCTGGATTGAAATAAACATTGTGAAACTCTTCTATCATGATACCATTTCGATTGACGTTCGAGTACAGCTTGCCACAACGCATTGTGTGAACCCAAAGATTGACATCCTTAAAAAGATCAGACAGTAAGTACCGACCGTCAAACTTGAAGCCCTTGTACTCTGCATCGCGCAGCGTGAAGAACTTATGCAACTCGCCGTAGGTCTTTACAAAAGTCTCAACTGAATCAATCGCTTGCATTCGATCATTTAAATACTTCTCAAGTTCTGTGTTGATCTTTGTGAACACTCTTTGAAGACCTTTGCGAGTCACCTCTGAGTCGTCAAGCTTCTCACGGCTTGCAGATACTTGCACGATGCCATTGGGAATGGTGATAAGCATTCGACCTTGTATCTTGTCACGAACAGACTCGATCAAAGGACAAAGCTCTGTGTGATGATTCTCAATCGGGTAGGGGATGCCATCGATAACAAAGGCTCCGATGCTACCGATTGACGAATGCATTTGATAAGGCCACATGCTAGAAGAGAAAACCTTCAAAGCACCAAAATCAAAGCCTTTGGGCGCATTAAGAACCGGAGCGTTCAAAAGTTCTGGAGTCTCATCGCTTGACCAAAACAATGCAGCACGAGTCGCAGAGACTTGAAACTCTGTGATATCTCTGGGATTGACGGCAATCTCGATCAGTGTACCGTTGGCTTCGGAAGTTTTTGAAGTCTCGATAAGATCAAGACGACCGACTTTGTCCGATCCTGTATGTGCTACATATCGACGCAGCGTGCCGTCAATGTAAGTCGTGATAGTGAATGAATCAGTATAAGCCCAAGCAGACTTGGCACCGATGCCGAAGCCGCCTGTCTGTTTGTTTGACTGACGCTTTGTCGAGGCTCCGTAAAGAACAAAGACATTCTCGATGCGCTCTGGACTCACGCCTGGACCGAAGTCTCTGACTCTGAATGTTGGGTCAAACTGTGTCGGTGCAGTAACCTTGATCGGCTTAGTCTGACCGATCTCACGATGAGCGTCCCTTGCATTGGACATGTACT